GTCTTACCTCTTTCCTTTACGTTTCTTAGTGAAGTTACAGTTGATATCATATATGCTTGGGCTTTCTGAAGCATCGGGCTTATAATTGCGTTCATTAGTGCGTCAATTCCAGTAGAAAAGGGATTCTGCGTTATTATATCTAGATGACCGAGGAAACTAGCAGCAACTGCTTGACCACGTGCTTTCCGTGTGGCTGAGCCCGCAACTTTGGCTCTTAAATCTTCACGCTCAGCGTCATATCGTGTTACAAAATCGCCCCATGCTTGAGCACGAGCAGCCGGTCTATCTGCCATCTTAGAATCAAATAGACCACGCATAATGGTCGCAACCTGTGTCCACATCAACATATCATCCGCACCCATGACAGGCCCCGCTATCCAGCGTTGAATGTTCTTGAGAAGTTCGGGGTCTTCGGCTTTCGTATAGGGTTTCTGTGTACGGAGGTCGCGACGAGCCGCTAAAATCTTCTCAAACTCGGCTTCGCTGTAATCAACGCCCTGTGTGTCCAAGGCGGGTTTGCCCTCCTTCTCCGGGTCAATAATGTCGGGGCTTACAGGGAATTCAAATCCGCAATTCTTACATGTGTTACCAAATCCAATCTTGTGCGGAGATCCAATGCTCGGCCCCGCATAACAGTTTCGCAAGAACAATTTGTATAGAATATTCTTCGGGATTTCAACTTTGAGGACGGGTTCAATACGCGGTGACCAAGGTGTCCAGATATGGGTTCCAGCAGGTGTTGATGTGGGCGTTCTCCTATCAATCGTCCGTAAAGCATTTGCTAGACGCCGGGCTTCCTCTTCTAGTGGTATTAAGCCGAGTACTTGGAGGCCACCGCGTTTGATATCCTTTAGACCCATCGGTGAACTATGACTATCACTGCGACCTGAGCCATATACTAGCAGATTACTTTTTTCTGCCGCTTTGTAGGAATCCTGCTTTAACTGTGCGTATAAAACTGCTAAACGATAAACGAGATTTTTGCGTGGTCCTTCAAATCCTGCTATATTCATTGTCTCAACAGTCTGATTGGGATCAGCAGACGTTGGCTCATTTACGACATTGGCGGGTAATTGGATTCTGGGTTCGGGCATGAAACCGGCGGGTAGCTTATCTTTAGATGACGCCAGTTGTTCCCGATTCTCTAGTTTGAGACTTTCCACACGTTTACGGACTGTTCTACGTAACTGGTCGCTTATGAAAAGTTGTGTGCCGGAAATCACGGTTCCTAGAAGAAGATTTGTAACGCTTATCATGGATTTTTTGATTACATCAATGCGTTTTTTGATATCAGGTACAAGAGTCCATGATGTGGATGCCCATGGATCATCGCGTCGGTCAATAGATGCTACACAGCAGGCTACATAATCAAGAGCACCCGTTCCTGCTTCTTCCGGCTTCATGCCTTCTGTGGGAAATCCTTGGATAGAGAATTGACACTGGCTGAACGGATACTTGACTTGAATAGGCGGTTTGGCTGTTTGAAGTTCAATAAGGAAGAGGCAGGCGATAACGTACACACGCTGGCTACGGGTATATTCTTCAAACGTTGGGATCTTACCACGTGTTCCTCTTGTGACTGCAAGTGCGACTTGCTGCTCGTAGATGTTTTTCGGAGGAACCTTGCTATTCAAATACTCTTGAGCATAATAAATCATACGGTCCACCATTTCCTTAGTAATTTCTGTAGCACCCGCTCTTTCCCCGATAATTTTCACAATCTGGTAGAGTTTATTCTCATCTTCTGTTGCATATTGAATAACTTCCTTGCGGCTTACAATTTCGGATAGGTCAAGTTGCTTCACATCTTCTTGGAGAACAGCACGACCTGAGATAGGACGGCCTTCATCGTCAAATTCTAAATGATTATCATATTCTATTTCTTGTATTGGAATACCGCAATTCTTACATATATAATGTCCTTCAAAAACGGGGCCGCCGAAATCTAGCAGAATTGTTCTGTTGAGTGATAAGGCTCTACCGGGATGAAGTGCCGCATTTAGCGTCCTTTTTTCGTGAACACAAACGAGTTCTTTGTTACATTCTTCACATGTAATCCAATTGCCCTTACGCGGACCTTCATACTTTGCCAAGAAAACCTTGAACAATTCAATATAATTTGTAAGATCGTGGCTTTTTGATAAAGCACGACGGACACCAATCAAAAAACGGACGTGGGAGCATGAATTGACTTCCGGTTTTGAGCCCGTTGCTTTTGCTTGATCTGCCGCTATGTTTCTACGATTCTGCTGGGATTCAAGAATTCCATGTAGTTTAGCAGTGTGAAACTCGGGATCAAATGCGGGCTGGCGGCCCTCTAGTTGCGTTATAATATTGGCGTACTGGATAAAGGCATCTGTCTCAAAACCCTTCTCAAATTCCGCCATGAGTACTTGTGGATTTCCACGCATCTTAGGTTCCTTTTCATTTATCCGGCGAACAAGAATATTTAAGAGCACATCCTCTAAGACGCGTTTATTGAATGTATTGGGATTTTCAACAATAACAGGATACGATTCACCTTCCATGCCACCGCCTTCGCTCAGTTTTTTGTTGATACGCAGACGTGATGCCGCATTTGCATTAATCCAGAGTGACATATTTCTGTCAATGAAACGCCAGATTTCATCTTGAAGATTCTTTGGATAGTCGCTGCGATTGGGAACAAAGGCATCTATAGCAACACAGAGAAGTGGTGATGCGGGGTTCAAACCATGAATCGGTGAAAGTGTGCGATAGAGATTGTTACGTAACCACGTTTCCCAGAATTCGGGGGTCATCTGTCGGACTTGTTCTTTAGTTAGCATAATTGCGTGATTCTGTGCATTCGCATCAGTAACTTCTGTAGGATTTAGATCACCCAGATGTTGTACTTTTCTTTCCCGCTGATAATCAGCAATTAGGATTTGTGTTAGAAGTGAAGGGATATTTACTATGGTACGAGCATGAAGAATAGAGGGCGTATCTAGAATTACATAGCCTGTTGTAATAACTTGGTCGGCGGGTTGTGATAATAATTCAGCAGGAATACCCTTGTTAGCAATTGCTTTTACGGAGGGTAAGAATCGGGCTGTTTGTACACCAAGTACATTCAAGTAGGCTTGATCTAAAGCGATAAATTCGCGGCCAAACTTATGTGCTAGTGTATTCTGATATCCCTCAGGTAGATTTTCAAGAAAACCCGGTCGCATTTCACCCGGTGCGGGTGCTAAATATCCTTCCTGCGTATAAGTAATTGTTTCTCTTTGTGCTCCTACCAATGTATCTGCGGGAGAATATGGATGTAAATCAAATTGGAACATTGAATCTAGGTAACTAAAAAATGTTAAGCCAACGCCATCCCCCGCTGCTGCCATTTCACCATTCTCATACAGTTTCAGGCGTTTATCACCCTCATGCTCAACATGAAGTATTGATTGAAAGGTGATGGAAGTATGAGGGCTAGCCTGCTTTTTATCCAAATAAAGTGTCTTTTTAACATCGTAAATAGGGACACATGCTGGAATGTAGGAATTGCTAACTTCGTCTGTTATTTCGGCCAAAGTATCAAAGGTAGATTTCTGTTCACCAATGGGTCTATTTGCTACATTTAGTTTAACGGTGGACTGCTTTAAGGCCAGCAGATATTCCGTCATTTGACTTACACCAAGAAGAGCCCGTACATTCTTTTGCTTATCGGGTGTTAAATCCATCACTAAGTCATTGTACATTTCTTGCCGTTGGATTGCGTCGGGGTAGAATCTTTCCGCAGAGGGGATTTCTTCAATTACGGATGTGGGCATAATTTCCTTGAGGAGTTGCGATATACTTTGAAACTGAAACGTCTCCTGTTTCTCCTCACGTTGCTGTTGACTAAGTTCCGCATCACTTGCTTTATCGCCAACAACTTCGGAGTTTATAGCAGGTACTATAATCGCAATATCTTGATCTGGGCTGGGTCCATATCCATTAAAATCTAAACGAAAGCCACTTGTAAGAATCAGGGCGTCATCAGTATCAGTCTTAAGAATTTCACTTACAACTCCTCCAGTTGCCTGTGTTTCAGGATCATACACAGCGGGCGTACCATCCAATTTATAAAATTCAACTGTTTCACCGGGTTGAACACCAATCATTGCGGAGAAGTGCCATTCATTTGAACTTTGACCAATCTTTACTGAAAAGATTTCATCTTCTTCTTTGAAATCACCATATTCATCCAGCAGATATTCACGTCCTGTATTTCGGCTATTATTAAACTTTATCCGAATACGGTTTTTGTCGCGATAAATTACATCTCCAACTACAGACTCTTTAGTTGAACCAATGTAAACAAGATCACCTAAATCAATATTTAGGGCTTCCGGTTCCATCTATCCTATGATAAGCAATGGTTCTTTTCTTGCGATTAACCTTAGGGCAAAAAAATTTGAACGCCGTAGCCGCTAGATTAGGTGGGTAGGGTGTGCTAATATACAAAATGACGGATTCTAGTAATTTCTTTCTTAATATCGCAATGAAGTTTGCTGATGGTGCGGAGGCACTTTATACTCATCTTGAGTCGGCTGAGGGTGGGCTGCTTAAGGTAATTCGGAGCAAGGAGCATCCCCACCTTGCTATCATCCGCTATGTCAAGGGTGTTTCTGACATGACGCACACTAATACGCATTATTTCCGCTCAGTAGTCTGGAACACAGAGACTAATAAGCCTGTAGCATTTAGCCCCTTTCAGAGTGTACCGCTTGAGTCGTCGACTTTTGTGCCAAAGGATTCACTTGTAGTTGAGGATTTCTGGGATGGTACAATGATCAATCTCTTCTATGATGATAAGACCTCCCAGTGGCTCATTGCGACCCGCTCCAACATTGGTGGTAACTGCCGGTTCTATGGGCCGCAGACGTTCTATCGCCTTTTCTGGGATACCCTTGCTGCTGTAAATGTTACAGTAGGTATGCTTAACCAGCAGATGTGCTACTCGTGGGTTCTCCAGCATCCGACCAATCGGATTGTTGTGCCTATCCCTGTGGCCAATCTTCGTCTTGTCCAAGTGGTTAAGATGGACCCGCTGGATTTCACGCCCCCGCTTTCAGATTATCCTGTGATGATGAATCTGCTGAGTCGCCGTTTGCCGCTAGCAGGAACTGATGTCACTATCAAGTCCCTTGACTCTATGATTGCGGCCAATGATAGCGTCTTCTGTCAGGGATATGTTATCAAGGATACGGCGACGGGTCAGCGTTGGAAGATTCGTACACCGACCTACAAGATGCTTCATGAGTTGCGTGGCAATACGCCGCGTCTTGACTACAAGTGGCTGGAACTCCGTCAGAAGGGAAGCCTGAATGCTTACATGCATCATTTCCCTGAGGATCGTCAGCTGTTTGATGCTCTTTGGCAGCGGCTGAAGACGCAGACGCGGGTTCTCTATCAGACGTACTGTGATGTCTTCAAGGCTAGGTCACTTCCCAGCCGAGATGCTCCAAAGTATCTTCGTCGTCTGCTGTATGACATGCAGGACCACTATCTCAATCGTCTGCGGCCTGCTCAGCTTACTCTGACTTGGTCAGAGTGTACGACATGGGTCAATTCGCAGGACATTCCCCGTCAACTCTTCCTTGCGAACTACCTGTGGCTCCAGCAGAATAAGTCTTCGGGACCGGCAATTGCTTTTGAGCCGACGGATGAGAACCTTGTGGCTCCTCCTCTTCCTATTCCCGTAGAGGCTGTTGCTGTTGATCTGTCTGGTGCTGAGGTTCCATCCTCTAGCGGGAGTGAGGTTCCATCCTCTAGCGGGAGTGAGGTTGTTGCGGTTTAAATACTTCTAGCACATTAACAATATATGTGCGGCATTTGGTGTCTATTTGGTGCTGTGCCTTCCTCAGTAAAACCCGATGAGTGTGTTAAAAAGTTGCTGCCAAGAGGGCCCGAATTTATGACTGTGGTGGACATAGATAGTTGTATTTTTGGTTTTACACGCTTGGCCATCAATGGATTGTCAGCAAGCGGCAACCAGCCGATGAAGTCTCCCTGTGGTGAATGGCGTGTTGTCTGTAACGGTGAAATCTTCAATTACCGTGAATTGGCCAAGCGTTTTGACATTCCAGCAGAGTATCTCGGCTCCGATTGCTATGTTATCCCGTGGCTTCTAGCAAAGTTCCCCGTTCGCGATGTGTGTCGTCTGCTGGATGGCGTGTTTGCGTTTGTGGCCTATCATATTCCGTCTGAGACACTTCATATTGGACGTGATTCATTCGGTGTAAGACCCCTCTTTGTTGGGCGCTTGGCGAATGGCTCATACTGTTTTTCATCTGAACTCAAGGGCCTTCCCTTGACCAGTGTGAAGGATGTTAATGTTTTCCCCCCTTCTTCATATGCTGTTATGAAGACAGGTTATGAGCCGATTGTTAAGCAGTGGACTGCTCTAACATGGCATAAGCAGCAGTTCTTGGCGGAGACAACTGAGTGTTTGGATGACCTCCAGATGTGGATTCGGCTATACTTGGTTGCTTCTGTGGAAAAGCGTATGCTTTCTGATAGACCGGTAGGAGCACTGCTTTCGGGCGGCCTGGATAGTAGTCTAGTTGCGGCTCTAGCAGCAAAGACGCTCGGTGAAGTGGGACAGAAGATTCACACCTTTTCAATTGGCCTTGGCTCGGAGACACCTGATTTAGTAGCAGCTCGGAAGGTTGCGGCTCATATTGGCTCTATTCACCATGAGATTGTCTTAACACCGGATGATTTTTTAGCGGCCGTTGAGCCTGTAATCAAGGCATGCGAAACATACGATATTACCAGCGTACGGGCTTCTGTTGGAAACTGGCTGCTTGGAAAGTGGATCAAGGAGAATACGGATATCAAGGTTGTGCTGAATGGTGATGGCAGCGATGAACTCTTTGGTGGTTATCTCTATTTCTACCGTGCTCCCAGCGAACAGGCGTTTGAGAATGAGATTGAGCGACTACTCGGAGAAATCCACTTATATGATGTACTACGCTCCGAGCGGTCAATGGCGGCTCATGGCTTGGAGTCACGCACACCTTTCTTGGACCGGCAACTGGTAGACTTTGTTCGCAGGCTGCCGACTAGCATGTTTATGCCTTCTGCTTCGACAAAGGAGGATGAGGGCCGGCCTGAGAAGTGGATGGTCCGTAAGGCTTTTGCTGGATCCGGCTTGCTACCCGATGAGATTCTGTGGCGTCGCAAGGAGGCATTTAGTGACGGTGTTTCTAGCAAGGAGAACTCTTGGTTTCAGATGCTACAAGCGGCTGCTGCTTCTAAGGCTGTTCCGTTCAAGGGTACCGAATTCAAGCACAATCCGCCGCTAACGGATGAGGCGTTGTGGTATCGCGGCGTCTATGAGAAGGAGTATGGGCCGATGGCCGCAGGGCTTATACCGCACATGTGGATGCCGCAGTGGTCGCCTGAGACAACGGATCCTTCTGCTCGGACACTGGAAATCTATGCTTCGTCTACAGCGTAAACAAATAGTGTGAAATATCAGGAGATGTCGGTGCCAGACTTATTTAAAATTGTGGCGCGGGGCATGCAAGATGAACGTCTACAACCGGGGCCAAAAGGAAAACCATCAATTGAAAACTATATTCATGTTTATAAGGCAACAACACGCTGGGCGGCCCAGTTTGTACGTGTAGATTTTGATAGTCAGCCCGATTTCGGCATCCAAGCATCTGTTACGTTACCACGCCAATCCAATTTCCTTCACCGACTTTTTCTAGTTGTAACGCTTCCCGACATTTATTCAATACAAAATCAAGCAGCAAAAGCAGCGGGTGATGCTTCCGTTCTTACGAGAAATAAGTTCCTAGGACCCACATTTGGCTGGACAAATAGCATCGGACACGCTATCATAGATACAATAACACTTGAAATCGGCGGTGTTCAAGTCGCAACTTTAGATGGTCGTCTGCTGGAAGTCTTGGATGAACTATATGAACCTCCCGAGAAACTAGAAGTCAAAAGCCAAATGATTGGGCGTGTAGAAAACTACACTGTGTATTCACTTTTGACTGCGACACCTCTTACAGTCCATGTTCCTCTGCCTTTTTGGTTCACACAGAATCTAGCACAGAGTTTGCCGATGGATGCGTTGTCTGTAGACACTGTAATGTGTAAAGTTAAATTTACAGGCGTTGAACATGTATATTATACAACTGCTAGAGTTAATGAACTAAATCCGGACTATGTAGAAAATAAATGTAATCCAGTCGGAACAATGCCTAGGGTTCAAGGAGCAACTTTTTATCAAGGAGACCCTACATCAAAAACACCGATTTATGGGGCTAGCGATACAACGCCTTTTTTTGGTACTCTTGGAAAAGTAATACCAAATATTAGTATTCCCCCGAAATTACACTTCACGGACGCCTATCTTCTAGCAGAATATATCTCAGTGGATGATTTTGAAGCCATAAATCTGAGAACAGCGGATTTAGAGTATAAGGTGCCGTTATATAATGCTTTAGAAGTACAAGACACGAACGGCCAGCAGAATATTCGTACAGTGATTCCTTATAATAATCCCACCCAGGATATTCTTTGGATGTTTCATAATCCAGCAGCAGATGCGTACAATTGCCCTTTTCTAGCAACACGCGATTTATCTGGGAATGGTTCTGCTAAGACACCATGGCAAGTGGATTCAACCCGTTTTCAGTATTCATATTCCGAGCCTCTTTCAGAAGTATCCCTGTTCTATAATGGAACACAGCGATTTCATCATACAACACCCTCCTTTTTTCGGACTCTTATGCCCTTACTACATTATAGAAAAGCACCGCATTACTGGCGATACATTTATTGTTATCCATTTAGTCATGGACCCGGCTGTTGGGATGATAAAGAATTAGGAAATCCATATCAGCCGAAGGGTTTAGCCAATTTTGATAAATTGTCTCGGAAGGAAATTGCTTTTAAAATGAAGTGTGACAGATATGGATTGTATCCGGCGTTGCGATTATATTTATGGACAACAACATGGAATGTGCTGCGAATCTATGGCGGCCGAGCGGCTATGTTGTTTGCGGTTTAGTGATACGGAGGGTTATTGTAACATCTTTGCTGGATTCACGGGGAAAATTAACTACAGCAGTGCGACCAATTGCAGGAATATCTATTTCACTAGCAAATGGTTCACCTGTCTTAATATATGTATCAATCTCCTCCTTGAGTTCCAGCATACCCTCATATGTATGAGAAATACCAAGATCAACTGTTAGCTTACGCCAGAGTGTTACACACTCCTTGACGCGAGCTCCTTGTGATTTATCATTGTTCTTAGAAGACATACCCTTACGTTGTACAAGAATTTACACATGATGAACAAACGAGTGCGGCATTCTTACCGACGAGATACAAGAGTTTTGAATCATAACTGGGGAAAGTAAGAACGCAGGAAGTTCCAGTAGAAAGATATGTTTCCTTACAGATTCCGCAGTTGGAATTGGCTTGTGTAATTTTATTTGCTGAGGACTGAAAATAATAAAATGTTTTTGCCTTGTTTGCCCTTATTGTGTCAGACGCATTCATCTTCTGTTTTCTATAAGGGAAAATCATTTGAACTCCTCGGAGGGTTTCAAATTATTTATGCTATTGTATCTATATCTAGCGACGCTGGTATCTGCGGTTCTTGCGGCTCTTTCTCTCTAGGCCAGCGGGAAGCGGCGGCCCGTTGTAGCCAGCAGCCGCACCGGCCAGAAGGCCAGCCTGAGAATTTACGGCCGGCTTACGGTAGAAGAAACTTCTAGCCCGGTTGAAGAAGCCAGGTTTCTTTACGCCAGCCGCGGCCGTATTGGTGGCGGCCTTGCTGCCGCTGAAGTAACTTCTAGCCCGGTTGAAGAAGCCAGGCTTCTTCTGTGTTGCGTTAGCAGGGTTCGCAGGTTTGCCACCATTCGCTGATGCTGTCTTGCCTCCGAAAAAGCCAGCCATGCGGGTTCCAGCACCAGAGAAAAACTGACCGAGGTTGTAGCCCGCCTTCGCAAGACGAGAACGAGCATCACGTCCGAGTTCCTTGAGTTTCGCACCAACCTGCTCCGGGGGCGTATTCTGTATCTGAGTAAGAACCGTCTTAGGGAGTTCAACAATTGACTTGAAGTTCTTGCGGATCTCCTTGAAGTTCTCCACATTCTTCTGTGATACGGTTCCCTTGTCACCCTCAGCCATCTTCTCATAGGCCTTTTGGATACCATTCAAGAGTTCATTGAGTTTTTCTAGGACATCACCCTTGCTAGGAGTATCAACCTCCTTGACCGCAGTTGTGAGGCCCAGATCATCCACAATTTTCTTATATGCGGGGTCGTTTGTGGCGGCCTGAACAGCAGCGGCCAACTCAAGATACGTCGCATCAATATTCGCAATCTGTAATTCAAGAGTCATGATAACCTGCTTCTTGACCGTGAGCTGATCCATTACTTTCTGGTTGACCTGTCTCTGTAGTAACTCCTGCTGAGCAATTGTATTCGTGATGACACGCTTGGCAATATCTTCGGCCTGCTTCAGTTTGATACCGATCGCCTTAACCGTCGGGTTGTTGCCGCCTAAGAACCAGTCAGAAAGTGAGATCAAGCCGCCGCCGAGTTTAGTAAGATTCGGGAAAGTGAAACCGTTCTCCCATAGCCACGCGGCAAAAATGAGAGGAGCCAAGAAAACCAATGTAAGGAAATTACCGCCGGTTTGCAAAGCCTCATAGATCGCCTTACCACTCGGTAGACCCGATAATAGAGCTGAAAGTTTGCCGATTAAATTGGTCTCGGGCAGATCAATGTGCGGGAACTTGGGTAACTTGAGCCATGATAAGTCAAGCGAAAACTTCTTGAACATACCGGAACCGGGCATTGACATGCTCATTGAGGGAAGACCGAAACCGCCAACCTTCGGGTCAATCGTGATACCAATAACGCCCATCGGGGGCATTGAGGGCACCGTGCTATTAACGATCGTGATCGTGTAATCAGGCTTTGTGCCAGCAACCGCTAGCTGAGCCAAGCCGGGTCCTGAAGGAGCGTAGGGTGTGTTTGTGTTAGCCGTCGCTTCCTTTAAGGCTGCTACACGAGCCGCCGCATTCACCTGTGCTGTAGCCGTAGGATCTTTATTGGCAAAGTTCTTGCTAGCATTCAAAGCAAAAGCCAACGGTCCTGTCAAGTTTGTGCCTGTGGCAATACCACTGTTGATATTAGACGCTACGGCGCCCTTTTTATAGCCAGGGCGCTCAACGTTGTTGACTCCCTCCGCATTACCCTTCTTGAAGCCACCACTGTAGTTCGCAGCGTTCGCCTCTTTCAGAAGAAGGGCCATACGATTAGCCTCCAGTTGAGCATTTGACTTACCGTAATTTGTAACAAGACCAGTTCTCTTATTTACCAAGCCAGTTCTTTTCTGCTCAGCAAGACGAGCCGACGCATTCGCCTGCGTAGTGACACCCGCATTGGCAAAGTTTGAGTTTTGCGGTCCATAATTTAGACGAGGTGCCGCATTCGCTAAGCCCGTCTCCTGTCCAATAGGGAGGCGTACTGCTTGTCCATTCAGTGCAGCGTTACTTATTCCCGTACCAACCGTATTGATGTTTGAGGCCTTACCGCCAGTGCCATAGCCCGGCAGCAACGCATTAGATGAGGGCTCAAAAGTATTACGCCTTTGGGCTCCCTTGCTATAATTGTAAGCCGCACCGCTTGCTAAAAATTCGGAGGGTTCTACGTAACCTGAGTAATTTGCTTGAACAGGGCTTGTGGGGCCCAATACAAACTTAGACTTGTTGTTCGCCTTAGCAGTGCCCTTACCCTTATTGCCCTTATTGCCCTTGTTGCCCTTGTTGCCCTTATTGTTTGCCTTAGGAGTAACGACAACAGGTCCGGGAGCAGGGCCACTGGGACCGGGAGCAGGGCCACCGACAACGGGAGCAGGACCGGGAGCACCACTCTTAAGCTGTAAGCCAGCCAAAATGGCATTTAGATTCTCAGGGGCTGCCGGACTGGACATTCTGTTCTGATTAGGACTGAGAATTTCTACAGGTAGAGGTGGAGATTGAGGCGGTGAAGGAGGAAGAGGAGGAAGCGGAAGCGGCTCTAGAGGAGGTGAAGGAGGTGGTGAAGGAGGTAGAGGAGGTAGAGGAGGCGGTGAAGGAGGTAGAGGAGGTAGAGGAGCCAGGATTACAGGAACTTGACCAGCAAGTTTCCGAGCCTTTCTATTTATCTTTGCTTGACGCTGTGTTTGAGATTCCCGATTTAGAGCATTTAATTCGTTTACCGCACTATGCGAAAAATTAAGTAAATGTAAATTTGGAGCATGCTGACCACGTGCTGCTTGTAAATATGCTAATCCTCTGCCACGTGTCGCTTTTCCGGAACCTTTAATCATACCAGCACGAACGCCAGGGGAAAACTTCCCACTGTTTACACTGCTCCCATTATTGTTACTATCCGACATCTACTTTTGATTAAGATTATCATATTCCGCAGTCATATTTGCGGTATTTGAACGCTGAGCACTTGTCGTATACATTCGCTCTAAAGCCGGGGAATTCTGACTGGAATTCCTCTGTGTGATCAGAGATGTTGTTACCGAAGTCATTTGAGAAAGCATAACACCAGGGTCTTTTGCTTTTGTCTTTAATCCATCCAGGAGATCTAGGAGTAGTGAACGCAGACCCATAACTTGAGGTAATGAGACAATAGATGAATCGGCTTCAAGAGCCTTCAATTGCTCTTCCAACTTCGCAATTGCATTGGTCACTTGATCTCCTGCTAGAAGATTTGATGCTTGATTGATTACATCAGCAGTGTTCAGACGAGCCATTTCCGCATCCGCAATCGGATCAATTGTATTTGCGACCGGGAAGGTACAGACATGCTGGCGTCCACCACCAAATCCCTTCACGGTATACTGTACGCTCAGATACGGAGCAGAAGTAGGCTTTTCAACATTCTTTCGGAAAACAAAGCGTTGCTCAATACCACCAGGGATGAAATTTAGACGAATTGTTCCCTTATCTTTTGGCAAGTGGCGTTCCAGCCAGATATACTCATACGGAATGCTAATCTCAATATCTTCAGCAGGTCGGTCCCGCAGAATACCCAGAATTGACCCAAATGTCTGCGGCAAGTCTTCAGCCTTATCGCAATAGAAGTAATTACCCTGCGTGTTTAATGCTATATCACGCAGCATAATTTGATTGTGATCGTTACCAAATCCAAGAGTAAAGATCGCAGTGTTGGCAAAAGTATGATTTGTTTCAAGGGGAAGCGTTATTGCCCTAGCAGATGTTGCCCCTACATTAACGTGTCCATCAGTCAGAAGAATAATTGCGTGCGGATTAGCACGAGAATGCTTTGCTAGAACAGAGAAAGCCGACTCCATATTGGTATTACCGTCAGCCCGAAGACCATCAATCATTGCTATCCAGTGATTCATATCAGTACCAACCGAGTGATAAGAGCAAAGCATTGTAGCACTGGATGAATAGGTGACGATTGTTAGGCAATCGTGCGGTGATAGAGTATAGAGAAGTGCTAGAAGTGTCTTTTTAAGAGCAGTAATACGTTCTCCCTCCATACTGCCACTTACATCAAGCATAAGTGCGATATGAACGTATTCATTTGTCATTTCTGATGAAACTTTGATTGAAGCGGTGAAAATACCATTGTTTTTCGGTGACTCATACATCTTAATATTCATACCCTGACTCATGTTTCCTACATGTTTTGGGTTTAAAATAATGTTGTCAATTTTACGCACAACAAGTAGTCCGAAAATAAGACAATTTTACGCACAACAAGTAGTCCGAAAATAAGACAATTTTACGCACAACAAGTAGTCCGAAAATAAGACAATTTAGCGGCCCATGAGTGTCACCCAATACATATCCTCCAAGTCCGGATTATGAATCTCCGCATAGTCTCGCACAGAATGTGTTGTCCCAGAAGGATCCCGTACTCTAAAAATATTGTTATCCGTAATGAGTTGCCAAAGCACAGAATTGCCTGTTCTATACGGTTCATTATGTTGCCGTTTCCAAATACCCTCCTCCGCAGACCAGACAAGTTGTGCCTTTGCGAATCCCTTGAGTGTTATTCCATTTACGCCCTCTTTTATAATGCCACGTACAATTGAGCCTCCTTCTAGCACATCTCCCACCTTTATGGCTGTAATAGGCTTCCATCCAATTGTCATCGCAACTTCAAAACTCGGATCAATTCCTAAACTGTAATTTGCTTCAGTTGCCATTGTCGTATTATATCCATTCAGCTGTGTTTCTACTTCCGTTTGAACGAGTCCCGCTATCTCATCACTTTCTTCAAAATCAGCCACAAGCAGATGTTTAACCCAGAACCGATGAAGTGTTGTATTCAAACAGTATATCCGGTTATAGCAAGAAGCGGGTCGAGCAGCCGGGTGTTTTCCAGCAAGAATCCAGTTGCCTTGATAGCGGACAAAGTGGTTTGTACTAACAGTGACACCTTCAATTTGACACATTTTTGTCCTTGAACCGTCAAAAACGAATGTACTTTCCACTATATTGCGACTAGCGGAATAGGACTCCAAGCGGTCACCAACAACAAGTTGTTCTATGGGTTTATAGATTCCACCTTCGCACAAGACAGGAGTACCTGCTGGAAAGCAGAAAGTATCTAAGAAAGTTCCTACCGTGCCTTTAGCGAAAGTGGAGCCGGCTGCTAGAGCAGTAATGCCGGAATACATAATTGCGTAGAAGAGAGCAACAACGCGACCCATCAGATTCTCTAAATTTTGAAACTTTCCCTTTAAAGTCTGCATAATAAGTTGAATACGTTTGTTGAAGGAACGCACAACACTGGAAATACCATCTGTTAGACCTGATAATGTCTTACGAACACTTAGTAGACCGCCTCCAGCAGCAGACATCGTAGAGTTCAAGGAACTGGACGCTTCGTAGATTGGTGCTAGAACACCAGGGGCTTCCTTTAGGAATACATTTTTCAAGCAGAACTCAATATTCTCTTGTGCGTTATAACCGTAGAGACCGGCTACAGGCATAATATGAGGCTGGCAGCGGTATTTGGACCAATTTTGGGAAACTTCTTGTGATGTTCCGAGACCTAGTAGAAGTATAATACCAAGTGAAAGTACAAATGTAAGAATGCCTGGTTTTATGAAAGGATTTTCTGTTTCATTTTGAGGATCTGAATTAATATTTTTGAATTTTTCTGGCTCTGCCATCCCTGCTTTAGCAATATAAACTCTGGTTTATTTTATAAACTCAGGCTTTAATGTTTACGACTGCGACTACGGTTACGGTTACGGTTACGTCTTTGTTTACGGCTACGCTGTTCCTTGAGCACACGAATGCGTCGGCGTGTGACCGCACTAGCTGGAGCATTAGCCGCAGGAGCAGCAGGAGCATTAGCAGGAGCAGCAGCAGGAGCAGCATTAGCAGCAGGAGCAGCCGCAGCATTAGCAGCAGGAGCAGCCGCAGCATTAGCATTTGCCATAGACCGTCTATTAGCGTTTGTCGCAACTAGTCCAGTGCCTGCTCCAGTATTTACGGGAGCAGGAGGAGCAGCAGGAGCAGGAGGAACAGCAGGAGCAGCATGCCTTGATAATGCGGAACCCATTCTATAAAACGGCAAGAAAAGAAACGGTCAAACAGCCCATAAATAATGACCAAATATCACAGGGATGGATGCTAAAGTAGCAGGAATCAATATTGTTTTAGTAGCAGGACTTGCTATTGCTTTTAGTTACGGACAACGAGCAGAAATTATGGCAAACTGGTCTACTAGACGATGCGAACCGGGGATTGTAGCATCCGCCTTTTTGTATAAGCCTTACAATGACCCAAAGACTGTATCCGATTTTGCTTCCGATAATTTCCAATTCTGTCAGGGAAAAATCGCACAGCAAGTCATTGAAACCGCCGCATATCCAGTAAAAGTTATACAAGAACAGCAAAAGAACATTGTGGGCGGAATCATGAGTCGTGTTAGTGTGCTAGGAGAATTAGGCAACAAATTGGCCAGTTTCTTCAATGACCTGATGGAGTCTGTAAAACGCCGTTTTATGGGAACCTATGTTGAAATCCAAAAGTCATTTGGACACTTAATGAACATTATGGGTAAAATTATGGCTTCTATTACGGCTATGGCAATGGCTCTGATAGGTGTTCTGGTATCTCTGACAACTCTTATCCAATTTGCCCTCTACGTTCTTGCCGTTATCATTGGTATTCTTATCGCACTCATGGTAATTTTTGCGGCTTTCCTCTCCCCCGTCTCATGGTTAGTCTTTGCTGGAATTGCTGTAGTGGGTATCCTAGCGGGTATTATTGTCGGTGTCATAACACAATCCGCTTTCTGTATTGCGGGTGATACCCTCGTCCTTCTAGCAGGTGGTTCTGCCAAACCCCTTAAGGAAGTGATGGTGGGTGATATTTTGGCGGATGGTGGAATCGTCACAGCAAAAATGGAATTCCTGGTACCGCCAACTAAATATGAGCCTCTCGTTTCCATCAACGGTGTTATTATGAGTCCTACGCATATGCTTGAAGAGCCTGGATCTAAGATAATCGCAGCAAAGGACCACCCGGAAGCGGTTGCCGCAGGAACTCTTCGTTGGCTCTATAACCTGAATACTAGCAGCCGGAGAATACCGGTTATGGGTGATACTGGCAGAATGAATCTGCTGGATTATGAGGAAATTCCCGACGATTGTGCCATCCTTGATAAGTGGAAGGAGAATGTATTTGGAATACTCAATCCTGGAAAACCTGTAGTGAACGAGAATCCCGAAAATGTAGAAGCAGGTATCGACGGCCTCCTAGAAGTCAAAATGAAAGATGGAAGAGGGCTGCCTATCTGTGCGATTGTGTGCGGTGACGAGATTGAATGCCCGGGTGGTTATACAACTGTCTGCGGTAAAGTTGAAATTGAACTAGAGGAAGAGGTCCTTTATAATGGTCTTTCTGCTGGTGTCTGGATGTTTGATTGTGCGGGATGGAAATCGGCTCAGTCGGTTGGTTGGTTACCCGAAAGAATATACGGAAAGCAAAAACTTTTCCATCTGTTTACAGAATCAGGCAGTTTCATTGTAGGCGGATGGGTTGTACGGGATTTCTCAGAGGTTGGCCTTGATCGTTTAGCAGAAACTAATACCCTCTGTGAGGTTGGACTGAAAAAAATATAGGGGAGAAAATAGATGAAGCTTAATTTCGTGTATCTATTAACAATGCTGGGAATCTTGTTTCTTGCGAATGTACTGATGGCTCTTGGCTATGTTAACCAGCAGTCCTCTATGTGTGAAAATTTCGTAACTGAACACTTCATGAATCCCGCTCCGTCACTAGCATCTGGCGGCTATGAGGCAATCGGTGCGTATGATAACATCACGAAGACTCCTGAGGGTGGGTCTACATGGCGTCATCCGCCTTCAAATGTCCCTCTAAAGGATGGCTCTCAATTGCGGGCCCTTGATGAGGACCACCTTGATCCTCTTGCGGATAATGTGTCCAAGCCTGAATGCTGTGGTTCATCCTACACGACATCAACGGGCTGCGTCTGTACTACATCGGCTCAGCGTGATATGCTAGGCAAGCGTGGCGGCAACAATACTATCGGTGCGGGTGAATAAACACATTGCGATAAACAACTAATTTCCAGCAGTTAAACTGTTAGAAATTACTATATACGAAAAGGGATGAGTCTAAACTGCCGACGCCCACCGTTGCTCATCTGAATCAGGAGCAACGAAAAAGGGTTCTTTCTCCCCCTCCTTGAGTTTTACTTCGGTTTCGGGCTCAGATAAGAAAACAGTCTGGACCGGTCCTAAGAAACCATTATCTCCGCAGACGCGATAGTGGATATGAGCCTCTAAACGCCCCTTAACTGGAACAGTGTAGGGCTGCGGCTTACGGACTTTTAAAACGGCATTTCCATCGGGTTTGACAATCGTTACACCCGCATTTTCAAATCCCAAATACGCTTTACGCCAGTCCTTGAGTTGTGATAAATGTTCGTTATCAGGCTCAGCCGCCCAGAATAGAACTTTCCTTCCCGGCCCCTCAACCGGAACATGTTTTTCATAATTTGCGGATTCCGGCTCCTGCTCCTTGAGTAACGAGCAAGGAACAACCGTTTCACCGAGGAAAGGCAGATAGGTAGAACGCTCGAACCCAATGTACAACGCACAGACTATAACAATCGCAGCAAGAAGGAGTTTTCCAGCAGGAGCATTGCTACTGGTCAGTCCCTTGATACTGATTACCAACGAAAACACAACAACAATGATGGCAGCCATCATATGAAACCATTTATTCAAATTTGACATCCTACTTACAGAGAAGAATATATATATTTATAGAATGCCGGTGCGTATTGTGTGGCTTTCAGGTTGGGCTGGTGCGGGGAAAGATACTATGGCTGCTATACTCTGTAAAAAGTATGATTACACACGTGTCGCTTTCGCTGATTCGCTGAAGGATATTGTATCGGCAAAGTATGGTTTTGACCGCGGCTTATGTGATACTCCTGAAGGAAAGAACTCTGTTATTCTGACACTTGAAAAAACTGTTCGGCAGATTTTAATTGAGGATTCAGCTGAAACAAAAAAGCAAAATATTAATATTTTTGCGGAACATGTCCTAGCAAAAATTCAGGCTTCCCAGCAGAAATTATTTGTTATTAGTGATTGGCGATTTTCTCATGAATACGAGTGTATTTCGGCTGCTTTACCAGAAGCCCAACATCTTAGTGTACGAATTACACGTGAAGGCCTTCATGCGTTAAATGACCCATCTGAACATCAGTTAGATGGTTGGAAGTTTGATGTAAATATTACAAACAATTGTTTGCAGAAGTTGGAGAAAGATGTGATTAAATTCTTGGCGGATTTTAAATGAGTTTAACAAAAGATTTCTGCCATTGTGTCAAGAAGGTGCGAAAGACTATTAAATTGCGTAATGGTTCTCCTAGAACAAAGCAGGAAAGAGAATCAGCTGCTATTGCGGTTTGTACTCGGTCAGTCTTACAGACACGCGGTTTAACAATGCGTAAAGTACGCTGTGGTCCTTCCGGCCCTAGGAAGGCAAGGCTCTACACACAAAAGATAAAACGTTGACTTAATTAGGGGGTTGTATGTTACAACAAATTGTAGGTATAGCACATGTTGTGTTATCTTTTATACTTTCAATTTATTTCCTATGGGCTCCAGCAAAATATGATTATTTTTATCTTCTTTATTTCCTTGTGCTCAATATTTCATGGACTCTTTTTAAAAATGAATGTGCTCTTTCTTATTTATTTAAAATTATTGATAATCCTGAATATCAAATGGGTACAACAACTGAAGTCTCAGATTATGATTCTGTATTAGGTTCTAAATTCTCAGACATTTTTCTTCAATATATTCTTTTCATGTATATTGTGAATTTATTTATTGTAGGAAATCGTTTTTTTGGTGCTAGAAATAAAATTTTAATTCTATTAACAGGAATTTCATATATTTTTTATACACTAATGTTGCGTAAAGTTCAAAATAAAAATCAAAAAAATACATTACAATCAATCCATGGTTTTATTAACACTTTAGTGCTAGGTCATTTTGTACTACACGAGTGATTCGCCGCTATCCTCCCGCGGTCGTGTCCTCCGTTGTGACCAGCAGAATGCTGAAATCGCTGTCCCAGTACAGCATACAAATACTATAACAATAACAGCAATAACAAGGCCAATATCAGTTGCTAATTCGCTGTCAAACATCCTATTATTTTTCCGTAGTCCCGTTTAAGCCTAAGGGTTTCTCTTCTCTATTAAGTAGGAGCCTATGGCAGCAAGCAGGCGTATTTTAAAAGAAATAGACGATATTTCAAAAGATCCGCCGGCAAATTGTACTGCGGGGCCGATAGATGGCAACATTTATCTGTGGGAAGGTATGATTTTCGGACCGGATGATTCACCGTTTGTTGGCGGTGTCTTCAAGCTTCGTATTCAGTTTCCAGCAGATTACCCTTTCAAGCCACCTTCTGTGAATTTTACGACAAAGATTTATCATCCAAATATTAATTCTGCTGGAATCATATGCTTGGATATTTTAAAGACACAGTGGTCACCCGCTCTGACAATTAGCAAAGTCTTGCTTTCAATATTGTCGCTTTTAACGGACCCCAATCCGAATGATCCCTTAGTACCAGATATCGCACAGCTTTATAAATCGGATAAGGGATTATATGAGGAGAAGGCAAGACAATGGACACAGCGTTTTGCGACAAATTAAAGGATTTGTGATAAAAAATATAAATGCCTATTATTGATGAAATTTTAAAAAATGGTTATTCTATGGTTGGTCATGACAGACTTATGAATTTACAAAGACATTGTGTACAGTTTAGAGATACAGATTTTTCCTTTGTTGAGTGTGGAGTTGCTAAAGGCGGCTGTATTGCTTTAATGAAAAGTATTTCCAAAAATAATAAAGTATTTGGCTTTGATAGTTTTGAAGGAATGCCGGCGATTACGGAAAAAGACATAGGGGACTATAATAAAATCAACCCCATAAATGGATATGGAAAACCGGGCGATAATTTATCCGGCGGCATTAATACTGTCTA